AAACACGCATTTACTGAGTACACAATTCCTGAAACGTTAGCTCAAGAACAACACATAGTAAAAACTGCCCAGCGCCTTGAGGAGCTGAACAGTTGGGTGTCTCGTGATTTAGATGTGTGGCAGTGTCTTACTCCTGTTTATTGGTTCTGTCCTAGCACTGCTGAATTATCTACTGGCTACACTGTTTATTTCAAGCACGCGCTCTACGATAATAAACACACTTATGATTGCTTAGTCTCGCATATACTGCCACACGAGACCCTTAACTTTCGCAATGACCTTTTACAGTTCAAGCGATGTTGACGCGACCTATCGGTCGCTTTATTATTTTAGCGACTCAATTAGACGCCTAAGATACCACTCTGCTTTTTGTGCATCTTGCCTTGGATTTTCTTTAAGCCACATACGCAAGATGTATTTAATGACTTGTGCCTGAAGCATTCCTGCTTTCGGTGTTGGTGCATCTTCGATTGCATCTTCAATGATGTCAATGACTTCTACCTTGCCTGCAGTGTAGTGCTTAGGTGAATCTACATTTTCTTTATGCTTTTCTTTTTCAATGCTGTCTTTCCACAGCTTAGTCACGTTAGGTGCAAGGTCAACTTGTGCTGATTCTTTTCCAAGCTTCACCCAATTGTGATAGTCGTCTTCCCAACCTTCCATACTTTTAAATGATTTGTTGATTTCTTCGTAATCCATGTATCGCGTTTGCGTGGTTCACTACCTAATATAGAGAAGAAAATGATTATATGAGAGATATGCCTGCACCTGATGGTGACCCTACATTCATCAAGAATAAAGAGCGTTACTTCATTGAAGTAGCACGCACAATCGGTACTGCATCTACCCATCCGATTGTCCCTGGTGGTTGTGTGCTTGTACGTGATAGAGAGATTATTGGTGATGGTCGTTCAGTCTTAGCTAGTTCAAAGGTAGAGATTGACTGTATTACTTATGCCATTGCTACTTGCGCCAAGCGTGGTACACCAACGGCAGGTGCAGTGATATATAGTACGCGATATCCTTTCTCTGCATCTGTCTTTCAAGCGCACTTAATGGGTATCCGTAAGTTCATTGTGCTTGCACACGAATGGGAACCGTATTACAAAGATGAATTCAGACGTGCTGCTCGTCTAGCAAGAGAACTATCGATTGCTATTGAGCCATTGTTTGATGATGATGATAAACGCTTTGCTACTAGTCAGCACAAGCTAGATGAGTTTGACCCTGTAGATACTGAAACTAAACACCATGACGAATGAACTTTTGTTTGACCTTGAAAGCACTGGCCTCCTCCGCCGTGGTTCAACCATTCACTGCCTTGTAATTCGAGACACTGATGGTGACACGCAGGTCTTTGATTACAAGCCTGAGCGTGCTGTGATTCAAGGTGTAAAAATGCTTGAGAATGCTGATGTACTCATCGGCCATAACATCATCAGCTATGACATCCCTCTGCTCAAAGAGCAGTACCCTGACTTTGAATTTGACGGGCAGCTGATGGATACGCTTGTCCTCAGCAGGCTGTACTATCCCAACATCATTGACCGTGACTACGAACGTCGCCCTGCAGGTATGCCACAGCGTCTGTATGGACGTCACAGCTTGGAGTCTTGGGGTTATAGACTGAAGTGTTTCAAAGGCGACTTCGGTAAGCACGAAGGTGCTTGGGATACTTATACACCAGAGATGCTTGATTACTGTATTCAAGATACAGAAGTCACACTCAAACTTTATCAACTAATGCAACGGAGAATGCAGACTTATGCTTGACTACGTTTTATTGGAAATGCGTATGGCTGAGTTGATGGCTCAGCAAGAAGCCAGCGGCTTTCGTTTTGATATGGATGCTGCAGAGCGTGTACGTGATGAGCTCTCACGTGAGGCTCAAAATATCACTGAAAAAATTTTGGCGGTCTATCGCTATTATCCCGGTCGCGTCTTCACACCAAAACGTACTACCAAGAACAACGGTTACGTAGCAGGTGCACCAATGACTAAGCTGCTTGACTTTAATCCTTGCTCACGTCAGCACATTGCTTGGGCATTGCAGACTTTCCGTGGTGCACGCTTTACCAAGCTCACTGAGACTGGCAAGCCTAAGGTTGATGAAGCAACGCTGTCTGAGCTGCGTGATGTCGCACTGTCTCAAGACAACCAGCGGTTGCACGATGAATGTGAGATGTTTATCCGTCTGCTTACATTGCAGAAGTGGATGGGTCAGTTGTCAGAAGGTACTAACTCTTGGTTCAATACCATTGAGCAAGACAACTGCATTCACCACAGCTGCACCCTTGCTACACAGACAGGGCGTAATGCACACCGTGGTCCCAACCTAGGTCAGGTTGTATCTGCACCCTGGGCACGTGAGCTGTTCATTCCACACCCTGGTCACGTGATGGTTGGTGCTGACCTTGAAGGTCTAGAGCTGCGTGCACTTGGTCACTACCTTCACAGGTTTGACAACGGCTCCTTTGCTGATGTTGTACTCAACGGTGACATCCACCAGCAGAATGCAGACCGTGTTGGCTGCACACGTAAAGAAGTTAAGACGATTACGTATGCCTTCATCTATGGAGCAGGCGACCAAAAGCTTGGCCATAGCCTCAAGCCTGAGCTATCTGATGCTGCAAAGAAGCAGCTTGGTGCTGAGTTACGTCGCAAATTCCTTAACGCTATCCCTGGATTGGAGCCATTAATTGATGCAGTCAAACAAAAAGTTAGAGCAAGCGGTCGTCTTAGGGGCCTTGATGGGCGTCCTATATTCTGTACTGCCGAACACGCTGCCCTTAACTACTTACTTCAGTCAGCTGGTGCAATTCTTTCCAAGCGCTGGTGTGTCATCGGACAGCAACTATTGGATGATGCAGGACTGACGTATAACGTTGACTACACCCGTTGCGCTTACGTGCACGACGAGCAGCAGTTCAGTGTGGTGCCTAGTGAAGCAGACCGTGTTGCTCAATTGATTGTCGATGCAGCACCTATGGCTGGTGACTACTACCAGTTCAAAGTACCTATTACTGCAGCGTCTGATATTGGTGCTAACTGGTCTGCTACGCACTAGCTAGAATATATACATATGGAGTGCGTTCAACCGCAAGGTCGCAAGTAAGTCTTTAGGACTGAAGGAACGGGTTTTACCTTAAACACTACCGGAGAATAACAATGACTCAAGTCGAAGTTATGGGTATTGAATCTGCCCGCAAGAAAATGATTCGTGCTCGTAAAGAGTACCAACGTGCACTGCTGCAAGACACTGCTTATCGTGGTGTCCATTACTCAGTAGAGCATCCGATGTCTGAGGTTCACGGTACATTTATTTACCGTGGTCATACCTATAGCAAATAATCCTACGCCCCTCTAACGAGGGGCTTTTTTCTATTTCTTTTAAATACCGCTAGACCGTAACTGTTTACTACGTGCAAGCTCTTGTCCCTTATTACGTAAGCGTTGCTGCTGTGTTTGCAAGCCTGCAGTAAAGCCACCGGTACCAGGCGTCTGCTCCTGTCTACCAAGCTGTACCTTGTTATTCCACGCTAACTGACCACGACGTACACGAGCTCGTGCAAGAGCACTAGAGCGTGCTTGCGGTTGATACTGCGCTTTATCTTCTGCACTTAAGCGACGTTTATCAACTGGCTTATTACGTAAGTTCGTGCTCTTCACATTATTCCTGCTTAGTCTTCTCTATTGTATCTGAATACCAGCAGTCAATCCACTCAGCCTTTGGGTCAAGTAAATCTGGGGGCAGTGCTTCTTGAAGCATATTGAGGGCTGCCCTCTGATGAGGTAAATTGTCCCAACGCTTGATGATTTGTACTAAATCAATCTTGCGTCGATTCACTTGATGCCTACTTCGTTATTCAACCGATTGACTGCTTTAGCAATAGGCAGCACAGTTGTCATAACTTTTTTGAGCATCTCTTTATCTTGCTTGTCGTTAGCTTCAACCACAAGCTCTACCTTATGCTCAATCTCTTTAACTCTTTCTTCCTGCCTCTTTGCCATTGTGCTTGTGTATTTTAAACTAATGACCAAAGCAAGCAGGGGTCCAACTATGTAGTACATATTATCGATATTATCTTGCAGAAGTCTAGCTAATTTTAGCCGATGATGAGACCGTCGTCTTCTAAGTCATCATCTTCATAGCCTTCATCTTCAATGTCAGTATTGATATCATCGTTCTCAGATTCCATAGTCAGAAGATGGAGGAAAGTATCTTCTGACATAATCTCTGGTAAACCTGATTGTCGTTCGTCAATCTTGAACATAATACCGTTGGCACGCAGCGTTTCTTGTACGCCGTTTTTCTGCTCCATGCGTGTCTTAAGCAGGCGCAAGGCAGTTTTCTCTAAGGCTGGGCGGCTCATACGTGTTACTTCGTAGCGTGCCCTCTGCAATGCAAACCTTTGTTCTATCGTCAACTTCGACATCCAATTCCTCCTCAATAAATCGCTTGTTAGAAATCCATTCTTCAATTAATTCTTTTGCAGTATGGTTGTAAAACTCCTGCATTTCAAACCACTCTAACCAATTTGCTGAACCTTTTGAGTGATTACAATCTTGACAGGCAGGGATAAGATTACTTCTTAGGCTCGAACCTCCTCTTGATTTTGGTTTGATGTGGTCGAGTGTTGTTGCGCGGTTACAACGACAGTAAGCACAGAAGCCGCCCCAGCCATATTTAATTGACTTGCGGAACCTACGCTTAGCAACCTGTTTTGATAAACAGGAAAGGTCAAACATAAGGTCTGACCAGTCTTCAGCAATTCCCATATGAGTTGTTATTAGCAACTTGCTATAAGACTACTAGCTTTACGATTCTTTTTGTTAGGTGTAGTGCAATTACTGTGAATCTCTGCGGCCATTTGCAACAATGGCATCTAACTTATCTTCAATGCGTAACATATGACTTTCTACTCTGTCAAGCACAATCTTAAAATCACCTTTAGATACGTAGGCTTGAGCCATCGATAATTCAACACTGTCGATTCGCTTGTCCAACTCTAGTAACCTCGAATAAATTCTGTTTGTGATTACAGCAGCACCGGTAACGATTGCAATGACTGTAGGAATGGCAGCTTCAAGCATCTGTATCTGTGTGTTTTAAACGTTTTCTAATGCTCCAGCCATCTTCACCAAAGGTACCATCTTCAGTTACCTCAGCTTCAATTACTGGGTCTGTGTGTCCTACTTGCTTTTTGTAGTCGCTTACTGCGTTGTCTAGTTTGTACGGCAATGTAGTGTAAAACTTTTCACGAGCAATTGCTTTTTGCAATTTATCGATGCTGTTTTCAGTTGAAAACGTCCACAGCCATTTGCCATCGGCTGGAACATTCAGTCCTTTTTTCCTACATTCTTGAGGTTCTCAAGCAGATGGAAGACGACTTGAATGATGCTGTTGTCCTTGAGGGGGCTCAGGGCAATCAGTTCACTAGCAGCAGCTACGATAATCCAAAATGCAGCGGATTCTAATACAGCCATTGTTATAAATTAAATAACTCTTTCTATTCTACTAAGAACTTAATCAGCTTCTATGGCGTGCAGTTTTCTTAGCTACATCATCAGGCTGTCTACTGTGCTGCTCACCTTTACGAATTGATGCACGCTTTTTTGCTGTAGACCTTGCGTACTCTTTGTCAGATAAAGCAGCACGTGCTTTCTTAGGTAAGTATCTCTCACCTGTTGCCTTGGAACCTTGAGTGCTGTTCTTGCCGGACTTGGTGCCCCACTCCTCTTTAGTCCAGTTAGATAAGGACTTTTGTGTTGCGTGTTTAGCCATTATTGAACTAGCGATTTTCCACGTTGATAAGCACGCTCAACGCGTTGAGGCATATTGTCTTGAATACGATAGTATTCTTTGCGTTGTTCAGGTGAACCGCTAATGCCAATACCTAAAGGCCTTCCTTCAAATATTGGAGAGAATTGATAATTAAGACGTTCTATTCCACGTTCTCCAAATGATTCTGGATATTCAGTTGGTGTAGCAAATATTGTTTTATCTTCTTGATTGCCGAGACCTATAGCTTCAGTAGTACCTACTGCGACACCTTGAGCATTAGCTTCCTCAAGCATCGTAGGCACTGTTTCTTTTTCATATACATAACGAATAGTTGAGCCTTTTGTTGGATCTAACTCATTTATTTGAACATCAGAAGGCGCGTAAGGTTTATTATACTTCATCATATTCTGTTCAAATTTATCTGACAAATCAGTTTTTAATTGTGAGTGTCCTAACTCATGACCAAGCACATGTGCTCCGCCTTTGCCTGGGTCTACGTATACATTTTCCGGCTTATCAAAAGGCACATATCCACCTCCTGTGTTGTATCCATCATCTCCAGGTTCTAGTAAGATTACATTACTATCTTTTCCTGATTTGCTTTTAATGTGGTCATACACAGCTTGTCCGGTAGGTCCTAGTCTACCGTCTTTAAAAACATCTGTTGCCATACGTTGATTAGCCATTAGTTTCCAAATAACCCAAATATTTTTCCTGCAAATCTATTGACTGCATTCTGAGGTGGCGGTGGAGGAGCAGGTGCTGGCGGTTTAATTGTGGAAAAACTTGCAGGTGATTGCCACCCATAATCTGCTCCGCCCCATTTTACATCTTTTCCATTTAATACTGCAGGTGTGCCAAAAGCTCTTGTTCTATCATTAGCAAGTGTTGAATCTACAGAGTCCATTGCTGGTGTTACAGCTAAGGCTGCTTCTTCCTCACGACGTCTTACTAATCCTGGTAGTCCGCCGTTGTCATAAAGAGGCAGCGCATCTGCTACAGCTTGAGGGTCTCCTGACCTAATTGCCCTGTTGATTGTTCCAAAGTTTTTGTCATCTTTTACAAAATTTGGACCTGTATTGTATGCAAAAGAATCGACTGCTACTTGCGCGTTGGGCGGAAGTTCGTCATAGCCGGGCTCTTGTGATACTAAACTTCTTGTTCTATCAATGTGATAGTTGAGCAATTCTTTGGCTCTCTCATCACTAATTGAATCATTAGGTCCAATTGGTGAGCCATCTTCATATGACGTGCTTCCATAACCAATGGTATGAAAGTCCTCGCCGTCCAGCTGATAAGCGTCGTTTTCTTTACCTTCGTATTTACGAATAAGCTCAGATCTTTTATTGTCAAATAAACTACCCATCAGTTTTTATAACCTCCGCCTTTTGACTTGTACTCTTTCGCCATCATCTGTGCCTTGCGTGAGCTCCACTGTCCAGGAGCACCACCTTTGCCGCCAGCTTTGATGCGATTAAAGATTGATTTACGCAGTCCTGGCTTAGTGTAGTTACCGGCCTCATTGACGCGAGACTTTGCTTTGTCTTTTGCTTTAGCTCTATCAGCCATAGTATTTTTACACTTTCTACTATTCTATAAAAACTACGATGCTACGCTAGCTACGTTCTTCTCTATACCTTTCTAAAATAAATCATCTATAGATAGCTAGGGATTTTAAATATAGGTATATAGAAACTACAGTAGTTACTGTAGCTTTTGTAGTTCTCTGCTTAAAAGAGATAAGGTGACTCTGCCGTAGCGTGCTGTCATTGACCGTGGTGCGTGTCCAACGAATGCATCCTGTACACGTTCAAGGATGCCTGCTTCATTGCACCTGCTTGTAAAACTATGGCGTAGCGTATGTGCTGCATCACCTAACGGTAGATTCATATTCTTCTTGAATGTTTCACTCCAACTGCGTCCTGGGTCTTTAGCTTTGGACATTTGAAAGTCAGGTATCAAACGATAACAAGCAGGGTGGATAGGCATCTTCCTGATGGAATCGTCATTTTTGAGCATTCTGTTCTCTTGATGCACGAAATTGAAATACGGTATTTCTGTATCCATCACAATATTCTCTGGGTAAATACCTGCAATCTCTTGTATACGAGCACCTGTGTACCAAAGGAATACAAAATAGGGGTCATCGTGATACTTGCGGTAGTGCTCCCACGGGTACAGCTCTGGGTTGCGACGGAGGTACTTCAACCCTCTGTCTGCTTTGTTCCAAGGGTTGTCACCGTTGATGAGTTCAAAGTCGATTGCTTTATTCCACAACCCACGCAGCGTTGCAATTCGTTGCTTGAGTGTGTTCTGTTTCAGTGGACCGTTGGGCTGCAGCAGTCTTGACCTGTACTGCAATGCCACTGCCTTGTTGACTTCAGCAATCTCTAGATGCTGTAGAGGTTTCAATGCCTTCTGCCAGTTGGCA